TTACTCATGACGGTATCCAATTCGTGCCTGCTGGGTTTATCGGTCGCCATGGTCCTTGCGATGCATCCGTCGCGGCATAGATTGCGAGCGCCAGCGCCCAAAACCGGTCGGCATGGCCGTCGACTGTGCGCTCCGCTGTAAAGCGGATATTGCCTGCTACGGTGGTTTGCTTGGTGACGGATCGCAGGTCGGACCGGATTTTGGGATCATAAGGAATGCGCAGCTTGCGATCCTCCATGCGACCGCGCACGGGATAGGCCAAGGCTTCCTTGACCTTGTTCGAGAAGTTGACGCATTCGAAGTTGTACTTGCCATACCGTACTTGCGCGTCGTCGCCCCATCCAATACCAAGGCCGGAATAATCCTGCGCTGCGCGTCCATTGCTGCGAATGGCCAGCTCAATCCACGGCCAGATGATTTTTTCCTGATCGGGCTTCGACATATTTTGAAGGCATTCAATATGGCGCGTGTATAAAACGTCGCCCAATTTCTCCAATACCCACAATACGGTCAGGTCTTTTTTGCGGCCAATGTCGATACCGACAAAAAGCGGACCATTTTCGCGCACGGTCCAGTCAAAGCCTTCGGGATATTCATTGGCTGCGATCAGGTCATATTCCAAAAACGCGGCGTCATCATCGGCAGGCCGACAGTTATACTCCTGCTGGAAACTTTCCTCATCGGCGCAACCCGACTTGACCCAGTCAAAATATGACGCCTCGTCCATCTCCTGCCGTTCGTCTTCTTCCGGCAAATTCTGCTGAAGCTTCCACAAAAAGCCTTCGTCCAAGGCATCCTGAAGCGTGACGGTGTGCAAGCTGATACCCTTGGGGTTGCCACCCTGGGTCACTTCACGCACGAGCTGGTTAAAGAAATTCTGGCTGCCGCGATGCGTCGAGATCAGTTTGAGTGATCCGCCCCATGTTATCCCCGGATAGGCAATCGTCCACAATTTGCGCGGGTCGGGATGCAATGCAAATTCGTCAAGCAGCCGACTGCCACGCTTGCCCGCTTGCGCGTCGGGGTTGCTCGACATCGAATTGACCCGACGACCATTTGCAAAGCGCAGGACATAAGCCGACTGCATCGCCTTGGCGTCTATGACTTGCTCACCCAAATCATCCGCCGCAACCTGCATGGCCTTTGCCCACAGTTTGCAATCCTCGTTGAACAGCTTGGACTGGATTTCATCGCGGGACGAAACCCAATGGTCGTAGCGCGCACCTTCAACGGCGGTCTCGGCATTTGCTTCATAGGCTGCTGCCCAGCTAAACCCCAATTGCCGCCCTTTCTGCGCCAGCTTGATACGCGCTTTGTCCTCGATCCAGCGTGACTGGAACGGCAGGAATATGGCTTCTGGGTTGGCCGGTATGTTTTTGGCAGCGCCCATTAAACGGCACCCGTCGTGAGCAGGCTGGTGATCTTCGCCAGCGCATCGGGCTTGATCCCGGCCTTGGCACCTTCGCTGGCCACCGCTGTTGCCGCTGCTGCCAATCGCTCCTGCAAATCGGTTTGCGCTTTGCGCACTTCAATGGTGTCCGCTTGCGCCTGCACCGCATTGCGCAGCACACGCGCCAATGCCGCAAGGTCTTTGGTGCCAAGGTCGCCGCCTTCCAAAATCTCGAACACCTGCATTTTGAGCATTTCGCCAAGCACCATCGTCACTTGGTCCGGCGCGTCACTGCCCAGCTCTTTATGTATGCCGGCCATGATCGCGTGGCCTTGCTCCAAGCGGCGGAACTGGAGCGCCTTGCGCACCGAATATCGGTTCCACGCCGACTTACTGATGCCCTTGACGCCGCGATCCGCAAGCCGCGCATTAAACTCCTTCAAAATTGCATTGCCCGGCATCCGCCGTTCGCGCAATTCTTCGACCGCCCAAATGATGTCCGGCTCACATTCTTCGGGCAGCATGTCGATGGACGACAACTGCCCGCGCCCCTCGCGCCTGCCGCCGTCTATGCCTGTCATCCGCCCAACTCGGATGGGCGCGATACGCCGCCGAGGACGGCGCGCTGTTCCACATGATCACGGCCAGCGCGGGTGATCGCTGCAACCGTCAAATCGCCAGCGTCTTTGAGGACCACAGCCTCCAACTCGACCAAGCGGTTTAGCTGCGTTAAGAGCCAGTCCCGCGACCGCGTTATCCCATGCAGGTCCAACACGCGGCGCAATGCGGCTTCATTCAACTGGCCATCGACCTGCGCGTTCAACTCGCGCAAGATAATCAGGCGTCCGTCCTTGGCGATGATTTCTTGGTAACTCATGACTTGCGCCCGTCGATTGACCGTTCGATGCGGTCCAGTTTGCTTTCGGCTGCCTTTAAGGTGACTTCGATCTTGCCGACATGCCCCTCAAGCTGCGTCATCAGTATTTTGACATCATGCATGTCGTTTTTGGTTGGCAGGTGCGCCAGTTCATCTTCGACTTTTTGAATGCGGCTGCCGTGGCTGCCTTGGGTGTCGTCCAAACGCGTCATCTCTTTTTCGAGCTTGTCAAAACGGTCATCGAACGGCTTGGTGCTTTTGCTGATCAAGGTCCAAACGCCCGTGACCACCGACACGATCAAAGCGACCAAGCCCATCCATTTAGAGAGTAAATCAAACTCCATCACCGACCCCCAATTTCATATGACTGCTGACAATCGACGCAGCGACGCGCACTTGGCAGCGCCTTGCGTCGCGCATCGGGAATCGCTTCGCCACAATCCGCGCAATCTTGCGCACCGGGCAAGGCCAGCTCGGCGCTGATGGCAGATATAGCCCGCGCATGCTGCGCTGCTGCGACCGCTTCGCTGGTCTCTATGGCGCGCTCACCCCCGTCGTACATCAGCCGATCTTTTTCTTTGCGATGATGCGGCGCCAAATCCCGATGATGGCCAAGACCCCGGTCGCGATACTGCCCAAAGCCGCGCCGATCTCGGCAGCATCGCCCTCGCTGAATGCCACGCCAAACAAGGAACCTATGGCAACGACGGCCATGCCGACAATCGCCCATATCGTCCCCGATGCCCTTGCGCTTTTTGTGCCTTCATTGTCCATTGATGCCACCCTCCTGCATGACGCCGGCAAGCTCGGCCTGAAGCCGTTCAAACCCTTCATCATTTTGTTCGCGCAACTCCATCATCCGCTCGCGCAGCGCATCCCGGTCATTCTTGTTAAACGCCTTGGCGAAGTCTTCGGCTAGGCTGATCGCGACGTTATACACACGGCTCGCTGCCTCAATCGTGGCCAGCAGCTTGTTAAGATCAACGGCCATTTTTGCTCTCCTGCTCTGCACCGATTTGTTTCAGTTCAAAGATCAGCGCATCAATGTCATCCAGCGCCGCACGATAGCTTGGCGCATTCGCCGCATCATAAGCGATGCGCGCGCGCACCAACGCAGCATTCAATGTGCCGTTTACGCGAAAAAACTTGGCCGCTAGGCCCGGCGTCAGTTGGCCGCTGTCAATCGCTGCCTCCATCAAATTCCGCGCCGCTTTGTAGCTAAGCTCGGCAGACAATAAGGCGCGTTCGTCGATCTTGGTCTGACGCGCAAAGGCGTTTGGCGAACTGGGCGCTGTCGGCATGGTCGCACAACCAGACAGTGCAAGCGCCGCAAAAATGGCAAAGACACGCGCTGAAAACGTCATGCTTGCTCTCCGCCCAAATTGCCGATGCGCGAAGACAGCCAGCCAAACAAAAACGCCTCTTGGCTTGGGCGCGTTTCGGCCAACCGGATATAGTGCGCGCCCTGCAGCGCCTCGACAGCCTTGATCAGCACGGCCTCGGCGCTATCGCTGCCACGCTTGACGCGAAGCGCGTCAAGCGCCCCGAGTGTGCCGTTGCCTATCTTGCCATCAACTGCAATGTCCCGATAATCCGCATTATTGCGGTTAAGCGCATTGAGCGCACGCTGCAGAAACCTAACCGCCGTGCCCGTTCCCATGTTGATACCCGTGTCGAACAACTCCTCCGCCAGTCGGGGGGCGCGGTCGGCGATCAGATCCAGAGACGGCGCAAGCCAGTATAACATTTTGTAGATTGCCACCGCCTCGCTGCGGGGAAAGCTGCGCATGGCACCCGAATAGCCATGGCGCAGCGCGACCGCTTGGGTTATCCCCCACCGCGTAGGGCCACCCCGGTCAGACGGGTGATTGACATAATCGCCTTCGCGTTCGATGACGTCGTCGATCAGCTCGTTTATTGTTTTTGCCACAATCACCTCTTGCCAAAATGCAGCAATCGCGACACTGCGCGACTGCCATTTCTAAAAGATGATTATCGTTAACCGGGTGGCGCTCCGAAGTGCGCCCCGGACAGTTGTCCGGACCAGTGATTTTTACGCGATTGTCGATCAAGCTTTGCGGTTACGCCAGCGTGCTTCCATTGAGCCTCTCGGCTTCCTCACGCATCCATGCGTTTCAGCCCTACGGGCATCGCTCTGCCTACGCCAACTCTGCCTACGCCAACTTCTCTGGCTCCGGAAGCTGGAACCTCTACCAAGAAAATCTGTCTTTTCCCATTTACGCGCATCTCATACCGCCAATCCGAGTGCAACTTTGGGTTTTTCAGTGCTTCGGTTAAGGCAAGGCGGTAAGCGGCGATCATCTGCAACCCCTCTTCATGCAAGATAGTGCCTCCAACATCGTTGGCATCTGTCACACTTTGTAGACGCTCAAGCAAATCTATGTCCGCCTGTATCACTGGTAACTGACCCATTGCTTTGCTCCTTCATGGCTGCGAGTCGATGAGCAGCGACATTTGCCGTTCGTCGGCAGGCTTGCCCAGCTTGGCGACGCGGCGGCGGATGGCCCGCGCTGTGTAGCCTGTTGCCAATGCAATTTCACGCTCTGATTTTTGCGCGTTTATCATCTCGTCCATCAATGTGTATCGATGGCGGCTTTCGGCCCGATACGCGCTATATTGTCCCATCGGCACATCGGCGCGCCGCGATCCTACACCATCGGTAAGCTTATCGCACACGGCAACCGCTTCATCGCGACCGATCAATGCGCACAACCAATGGTCATTGGCAGGCACGGGCGGAATATAAATCTGGGTGCCGCCGCGCACACGTGCGACCGCAAGCGCAGCCTCTTCGCCTGCAACATCGGCAATCTCTGCCAATATGCCGGGAAACGCTGTCATGATTTCAGTTGCTGCCGTGCCGCAGCGCTAGGACTTCACTGCAATTGCCGCACTCGGCTAACATGCGCTGTATGTACCAGGCCTGCCGTCCGCAATTTGGGCAATGTTGACCTTGGCTATAAAGTGGCAGCCGGAAGCTGCGCAATTCAACGCCGTAGCTCTTCGCGGGAACCGAAGTCGCTTCAACTTCTGTTGTCGGAAACAACTCAACAATTTTGGCTTTTGCCATGATCGCGCTCCTCAATTCTTCGCGCCTGTGCGCAGCAAGCGGCCAAAGGCAGCCGCGACAGCATCAAGATCGCCAAGCTCCCAAAAACGCGGGTTGGTGGACGCGTCAAAACGGGCAATGCGCCGCGCCGCCTCGCTGACATCCCAATGCTCGGCAGCGTGACCCTTGGCCTTTAACTTCACCAATATCGCGATCAAAAGCCGGGATTTCACGACTTTAAGGTCATTTCCCGTGCTGTCCCAACCGTTGCGCAGTGCCATGGACTTCAACGCCTCAATCAGCTTGAACATCATCTTCTGGTCCGCCCATTGCAGTTGCACGCAGTCAAGCTGGCGTTTGGCGAACGTCTCCAGCGCTTTTTCAGACGGGGTTTCGATTGCGCCAAGATGGCCAAGCGAGATCCATAACGCACGTGCCTTGCGCGCTGACTTATGGTCGGCAATCCGCGAACGCGGCTGTTTCGGTTTGGCTTGCCAGCCCATCCGCTTAAATGCGTCGAGCAGTTTCACCAGCTCGGCATCGCTGCAATTGGCCGAACTGCTATGTCCGGTTTCGCGGAACAGCACATCGCCATAGGCCGTCTCGTCAAGGCCAAGCTCTTTTTTGGCGACATGCACCTTGGCCAACATGGCCCGACGGCGCGGATCGAGAGAGGTTTGACGCTTGGCGGTCATAGCTGCCAACTCACTTCTGACAAAAGATCGTGACACTGGTTCACAAAACCCTCGTCCGTTTCCAAAAGCCGCAACGCCATCTGATATTGGTGGATCAATGTGGTATGATCCTTGCCGCCAAGCTGTGCGCCGATCTGCGCAAAGCTCAATTCCGGACGCAGTGTTTTAACCCCCCAAATTGCCAACGCACGGGCGCGCACATAATTTGTAAATCTGCGTGTCCCGGTCAGCTCGGCAAAAGTGATCGACGACAATTCGGCTGCAATTTGGCCGATGTTCCGCACCGAAAGATTACGTCCACCGACCAAGATCACGGGCGATGGCGCGTGGTGCTGCATAAACGCGGCGTTCATGCGACCGTCCTCAAAACTTCTGTAGAACGACCTGCCTGCGCCTCGCGCAAATATTTGGCTGACAGCGGCGCATCATCGCCCGACGCCAGCAAGGCAGCGGCCTGAACGATTTTCTTGATCTCGCGAAGCCCGCCCGATCCGGGACGAAGGCCGACCTGCAACAATATCCGATGCATCGCGTCATCTTCTATGCCCCACGCCCGCAAATAAATGATGACATCATCGGCCAACGGGCAATCCTGCCGATGGCATTGGTCAATCCGGCTGTTAAGCCGTCCCAACGCCTGCCGATGGTTGCCGCTGCGAATGGTCTTGATCAGGTCTTCATTACCAAGCAGACAAATCCCGACGCCCGTTGCATCATACCACGCGCGAAACTGCTCTAAGCACTCGAAATCAAGGTTGTTGGCTTCATCAACGATCAGCAACCTGTTGCCGTCCTTCAAATAGGCAGCAATTTGCTCG